TGCATTTTCTGAATATGTTATTACCATGGTATCTTATATCTCTTACAATTGGATGATTACTTTAATGTCTTCTGATTGAGATGCACTTCTTTCTACTGCACCTCTATTATCTATATACAAAATATCACCTGTTGTTGGATCAAATTCTCCATCAACCCTCCAGGCTCCCGATGATAACACCCCAACTCCTGGACCATTAATTTCTGTTATATTTTCACCGGCTGTAAATTGCTTAAATCCAGTTTCTTCATTTTGATGGAAATAAATTTTATGTGGAGGAGTATCTGATACTGCGCCATTAACAACCCTATCAATATATGCTTGAGCGCCTGATGTTGAGCCTTGTATAGTTTTATCTGGAGAAAAAGCCACAGAAATACTTTGCAATGTCATATGATCCAATGCATTTCCAGTTTCATTAGTAAATAATGTGTTGCTATTTATTAATGTAGGATTTTTAATAAGTCCGACTTGTCTAAAATCTTGCATGGTAATAAAGTCTACATCATCACCTTCAATTTTGCTATTAAACATTAAGCCAGATGCTTTTAAATCTTCTCTTGCGTCTGCTCCAAACCCGGCAGCAGATGAAATTACTGGACGCGCCGCAGCCCCAGATCCACCCCCACCAGTAAATTCTAATGATGTTCCTTCGAGATTCCACATATAATTTAATGTAGAACCCTCATTAACAATTTCTACTTTAGTTACAGTGCCTGCGCTATCAATAGTAGCCGCTAAATGATCACCAGCATCAATTTCATGCCCAGTACCTATAATACTAACAGTAGGGGCAGAAGTATAACCCGATCCACCAGCAGTTACTATTACTTGTGATAGCATATATGAATTTGCGGCTTGCTGAATTTCCCATTGTTTTAATGTTATTCCAGATGCGTCTGAGTCTGGTTGTAATTCTACATTTGACACTGGCATATAACCTGCCGATAAGAAATATTTTGCATTAATTTCTGAAATTGTATAAATAAACTTCCAAACATATCCGTCAGCAGTTTCGAATGGATCATTATTTGAGCCAGTAGGATTTATAACAGATGGTACTAAAGCTCCAGTATTATCACGGCCAGCCCGTAAGCATACGTACACATGATAATTGGCATTCATCACATAATAGGAGCGCGCCGGATATCCTTGCTGGCGGTCGTCCCATGCGGAATAAATTGTGCCGCTAGTCCAATTCTGTCTAGGTACAACGAAAGAAACACCTCTAACTTTTTTAATTGCCTGTAGCGAATTTCTGAATTTTCTTTGTTCATCCATATGATTTTGAGCCACCGGCGCAACGTCTCCGCTATCCCAGTACTCAGATCTACCCACCCCAATATAATAATTATTACTAGCATCAGTAAAATCATCAATAATAGCTTGAAGTATAGTTTTTTTCAAATTGTCAGTAACTGTTGCTGCCATTTTCGTATTTTCCTAAATATTTGATCCGAGGGAAATAATTTTCCAATTACTTCCATCATATACTGCAAGACATGGCAAACCGGTATCGCCATCTGAAACAAAAATTAATGACCCAGTTACGGGTGTACTTGGAAGAGTTGCTACTGTATATGATTCAAGTAATCCACCGCCAAATAATGCAGTAAAATTATTATTACATTTTGACATTGCTGCTCTTAAAGTATCACCAGTTCCATCATTAGCAGATGAACCTATATTAATAATTTCTTGCGCCATTAAAATATCTCTTTTTGAATCTATTTAATTGTATTTATATAAGTTTACAGTTAATTTGAATCATATCTTACGAATTCTTCTTGATCAACTGTTTCATAAGTATTTGATACATTAATACCAAAATTATTGTTTAAACTTTGATCTACTGTTGGTGAGCTTGCATTAGCCAAATCAGAAATTGTTTCATATTCTAATGCTAATTCTGCAATTGTTGCTGCTGCATATTTGCGTACTGTTTCAGTAGAACTTAGCCTTGTGTGAATTATTGGTTTATCAGAATCATTAGCTTCTTTTAAATCATACGATCCAGCATTTTCCAATATTCCGGTACGAACATTAAGTGATAATACATCACCCGTGTTTGGATCGGCAAGATAATCTGTTGCGCCCATTTTATCAAGCAATGAAATTGAGCTAAATGTAAGTGGCACAACCGATGCTACTTCTGTTATATCAACCACATTAGATGCGGAATCAAAAATTACCTCGATAGCATTAAGATTAGCAACCGCAACATTTGATATTTGAACTTCGGCACCAAGATAAAATCCTGCTGGATGCACAAACTTTTTATATAACCCACCCCATGTTGATATAGAAATAGGAGCTTTAATAAGATGTGATAAAACTTGATATAAACCACCATCTTGTAATACTTTTAATGATTCAATCCCAATTTCTGATTCGTTCAAAATAAACAAATTAGTTTTAGGATATTCAATTTCTACATCAATTCCAAAGAAAGCTCGGAAAAAACCTTCTGCTGAATATAATGATCCTTTAACTCTAAAGAATCTAGCAAAATTTCTAATCACCTCACGAGGATTTTGAAATAGTGTATGCGATACACCCATACCTATTTCATAAAATAAGTTATCAATATTTGCAAGACTAGCCGCTTCTATATCTCTAATAGTATATAGATCATCTATCAAATCACCAAAATTTTCAGCACTATCTAAAAAATCATAGTAAGTTTCTAAAAAAAGAATAAAATTTGGGTATTCTTCCGCAAAAAATTCTGGAAGAACCTCTTTTACTAAACTCTTTTTAAAACTAATCGGTAGACGATTAATATCTGATAATGTTTGCGATGGCATTAAATTCTACTTAAAATTTGATTTTTATCTATATTTGAAGAAACTGTAGTTAGAGTATTATCTATTTTCATAGTATAGTTTCTCATTGGTCGTATAGTATTTTGATCCGCCGGTATTACTATTAATTTCAAGTAATTAGTACCATCATATATTGTAGATGGATTGAATGAATATATTACGACTTTACCTGATATGGTATCAATAAATCCACAATTATCTACCAATACTTCACCATCAGTTGCTACTATTTGTAATGTTGAACTATTTAATTTATTTTGAAATCTAGCAAATTTTGCTGATTCTTGTATTTTAAATTCTGTTGAAATAATAGAATAATAATCGTCATCTGGAAGTGCAACTGCAAATGGAAAATATATTTCGTAATTTGCTTTGATATTTATATTGGGCACAAATCTTAATTGATTTTTAATGCGAATAGCTGTTGATAAAATAGCCGGACTTAAATTATCTATTTCAGTTAATAATGTAGATTTTCTAAAAGTTTTTTTAAACCCATTTAATTTTTCATTAAAATGTGAATTAATTTGGCTCAATACATTATTATTTATTGCTGCTGCTGTTGCCGCAGTTTTTTCTGGATTAAATTGAACATCACATTCTATATTAAAATATAATTCTTGGGGATCAACAAATTCTGTTGTAATTGACATCACTGATAAATTCTTTGCAAAATTTTCAGTAATAGAATTTTTTAATGAAATTTTGGTATTCTCGGATGTATTATCTTCAAAATCTATTGACACAAAAACTTTACCATAGTCTATTGGAAAATTATCTTGACCACCCCATGCAGATACATCATCAATCTGAGAAAAATTTGTACGAATTAATGCTTCATAGTCAGAAGCAGTAACAAGTCTTTGCTGAGTTGCAAATGCNATTGGAGCATTTTGTCGTATTGATTCTATGGATTGCTTTTCTCCACCGGAGTGTGATCTAGAACTTAATACTAACGCAAGTGGATAATCAACACCATCAATATTAATCTCATTTGCGGTTGTAAATGTTTTTAATCCATTTGCAACTGCTCCATTTGGCACCATATATGTAATAACTATTTTAGATCCGGCTTCAGGCCTTTTACCAAAGGTAATACCATCCCCAAAATTAATTTCAAAATAGCCATTCGGAGTTTCACGAAGAGTATAATATGTTGATGTAGAATTTACTGTTATTGCTTTATATAGCGGAGTATATGTAGTATATTCTGCGCTTGTTGGCGAGTCAAATACTTTGACTACTGCCGTTGTTGTATCTAAATTTGCTTCAGGAATTACATAAACCTGATTTTCTGCAACTTCGCCTACATAAAATGTTTTGCTATATTCTATTCCTTCAACTGCTTTAACAATCAAAGTTCCTTTTGAATCCGCAAAAGTAAATGTGCCACTTCCATCATCTGTTGCGGTATATTTTTCCAAAGTTTTAAATGTGTATGTTATATTGTCTGATACCGCGGTAAAGGTAGTACCAATTGGTAAAGTTATACTTGCAGGCCTAGGGTTTAATCCACCCAAATTCACTGAAACTACTAATTCACAAATTGATGCTGTTTTTGATCTAACATTTACACCCAAAGATTCAGCATGAGAAATAACAGACGCTCTTAGTTGGGCAGAAGATAAAAATGATTCATTTGTAGCAAGGTTTGCAATAAGACCATTGTAATGAGTATTATATGCCAACACATCTAATATATTAGATAGTCCAGCCGCATCAAAATTGTAGTCAGCAAATTCAGGTTTTTGGGCAAAATATGTTTTTAGATTATTGCGTATATTTACAAAATCTAAAGATGTTGACGAAATATTTGTTGCCATTATCTTAGCCTCGACATAGTTGTTTCTACAATTTCAATTTGTTGAGTATTTTTTACCATAAATTCTACTCGTACTCTAACAGTATTTGGGGCAGCTCTGACCATGACATCAAGCAATTCCGCTCGGGGTTCAAAATTTTTAATTGCATCTACCACATATTGATTAATATCATCTTCTAAATCGTCGTCATCTAATTCAAATAATAGGTCTACTAAATTTGCTCCAAAATAATAATTAAACGGACGATCGCCACGATTAGTCATCAATAAATTTTTTATTGATTGCTTCACTGCTGCAGCATCTATTTTTTTATAAACATCCCCGCTATTGGGTTTTGCAGAAAATGTTAAATCTAAATCGCTATTAGGTTTATCTACAGCAACAATAATAGAAGGCGTAGATAAATTTGCATCTTCAGTAGATAATATTTTGGTGGCTGCCATTTGTCTTAAAACCCTTTTCTTTTATTTATAGCTATTATCCAACTGATATTGGAATATTTCCATTTCTAGCTATGTTAAAATTGCCGCCTTCATTTTTTGCAGCACTAAAATGCATAGGATCTTTTTTACTATTCCAATCACCGCCCCAACCTAAACCATGTTTTGCAGCAAGTTCTCTAATATTATTAGGCATATCTGTAACCATCCCANCGCCAAATGAAACACCATACTGAACATAATTTTGGGCTGGGTTAATATCAATTGCTGCTCCATGCGCATGCCAGCTTTTTTTACTTGAATTGGCGATATTTCTATTGCTATAACCATGCAATACTTTAAACTCATAACCAGCTGCTTCTAAATCATTAATTAATCCTTGGAAGTTCGGAACAAATACTTTAGCAATAGATGTTGATAACCCATTCTTTGTTGTAATTTTGCCGAGTGGTCCATTATAAGAATTATCTGCTTGTGTATTTGAATTATTTACCGGCACATTTGGATCAGCTGGGTCATATGACATATCTACTACGCCAACATTTGGGTTAGTGCTAAACTCATTAGTTTGATCAAATTCATCTGATGTTAATAGTATTAAATCGCTCGAGCTCTGTAATATGTCATTGTAATAAGTAGCAACATTCATTTTATAGGTATTAGTATATGATGAATTAATTTCTGGAGTGATCACCGCAATCTGCATATTCATTATACCGCTAGGATCGTAATCATCATATCTTAATTCAAGGGAATCAAAATAGCAAAAATCTTTTATAGCTTCAGCCATTTCAAAAGTTTTTTCATAATTTATTTTACCGGCGGTATCATATACTTCATAAGCAATGGCCCGACCTTCTGTTGATAAATCAATAAATCCATTAGGTGTTAATTTTTCGGATTGAATTGGAATATAAACCCCTTCCGCAACAACAAAATTAATATCATTTAATTTTTTTAATGTTTTAAATGTATTAAATATTTTAGTATGGGGCACAAGATTCTGCGCAATTCTTATTCGTTTTCCCATATCATCAATTTTCTCAATTGATTTTCTATCTCCTAATGACCCCATAAATTTAGAAATAGGAATATTTGTATCTAATTCGGTTTTCTGGGTTATTTCTTTAAAATTTGTAGGATTGAATTCTGGGCTAGGTGCAATGTTTACGGTTCTTGCCACTGCTTTTTCCCGCGGTTGAACTCGACTATATGGGTCAGACATTCCATTAATAGGTTCTGATTCAATTCTTGGTATTGAAACGCTAGTTTGACTCGTACTTCCACTTGGGCTAGTCAATCTAGCAAATTGCGGCGACAAAACACCAAATTCAAATTGTTCTTTTAAAAATTCATCATTAGCTTTATTTAATGGATCTTTTAATTTAGCTCTTACTTCAGAAGTTGTTAAAATCCTATCTGTTACTCCACCAGTAGGTGCAGTTTTTTCAATTGAATTTTTTAATTCTTCTGTGGGGTCAATGCTGATTTTTTTATATCCAAGCGATGAATTTTCAACATATTGCTCCATATTAGTAGCTGTCGGTTTTGCTGATTGTGCATTGTTTCGTTGTACATTATTAATTCTAACCGATGCACCGCCGCCGCCTAAACCGGCCGATACATTTGCACTCACGGCTCTTAAAGCATCACCAGACAAGTCTCCAAAGAAAGTATCCGCAAACATTGCTTTAGCAGAAACTGTTTCGGCATGAACTGTTTTTTCTGTATAGGAATTAAAATTATACATGTAAATGCCTTGGCCGCCAATAGTTCCGGTGCTGCCAATAACAGACATGTCCTGCGCCGCAATATTCATATTTGGTGCAGTTTGAATAAATTCATTTGCGGCAGTAATATACAAATTATCACCAGCATGTACTTCTATTTTATCCTCCGATCTTAAAGTATATTTACCCTTTACCGAATCAATAACTGTACCAAGTGTTGTTGAAACATAATTTCCAATATTAGTAATGTTTTTACTTTTTTGAACGATCTCTTGCCAATGTCCAACAATTTTTTTACGATAATCGCCTAAAACATTAATCATCCAGCTTCCACCAACTCTTAAATAAAAGTCGCCGCCAACATCCATATCTAAATCGCCGGAAACATTTAAGCTAAGGTTTCCATAATAAGTTAAATGACCATCACCTTCAACAGCCATATAATAATTATCATCTACTATTTCAACTCTATTGCCTTTAGAATTTATTAAAATTGTGCCATCTGGTTTAATATCAATACCGGCACCAATTGTATGTTTTAGCAATATTCTTTCATTGGCTAATGTGTCATTAAATTCAAAAACATGTCCTGCTGGCGTTTCATGAACATCATTTAAAGGATATTGAGCAGACAGCGGCGCATTTAAATCTAAATCTACAAATGGAATTCCATTTGATATATCTAATTTATGGAATTTAGCATTTCTTGCAGCCAAATTAACAGAACTTTGATGCCAATATTCTGGTTTAGGGTATGTACCTGAACCTTCTACAAACCCATTAGAGTTTGACATTATTTGGCTTTCGCTTATAATTGCTTCTTCTTTTTCAAAATTTGTTGTCATGATATATCTCCCAAAATTTGAGCTGTTGTAGGAGCACCTTTTGTTGGATCGAATTTATTTTTTCTTTTAAACATTGAAGGCAACCATTCTTCTGGCCAATCGGGATCTTGTTGAGTGCTTGGTTTCATATCCATATGTCCATAAATTTCTCCGGCATCCCATACACTATAAAAGCATTCAGCAATTAATTTAAAAGTTTTTGCTTGAGCATCACTATACCACCGTCCGCCGTATGGATAGCCCTGCGTACTAAATTTTTCGCCTAATTCGCTTTGCCAATATTCTCGAGTAAGTCCTATGCCCCCGACGCCAGCAACGCCTATTGTTCGCTGATCCATATCTTTCACATGATTGCCTACTATATTTACTGGTCGACCTCTTTGAATTCTACCATCAGATAAAATAATATAATGATATCCAATACCAGAATAATTATATGGCGGATCCATATGCATATCATGTATATGTTGGGCAGTAATCACAGAATCATTTTTAAAATGACCTGTCCAATGATTTACCAATGTTGTAATTTCACGATTCTCTTTTGCAAAATTAAAATCTGCTATAAGTTCTTCTTTACCAGCAACAATAGGAAATCTATATGGCATATTGGCAGACTTAGTACTAGTTTGATATCCAGCAAATTTTTGCGAGGTGGTAATCGGTGCTGTACTTATTGCTGGATTCGGAATTGAATTGCCATTTGTAGTATTAGCAGTAATACTAGTATCTATTCCAGCAACAGCTTCTTCAATTTCTTTAATTTTTGCGTCACTGCGTTCATTTAATGGTAATGCTTCTATAATTTTATTAATAGCCGTATTCTTATCGCCATTTATAACTAGCGGAATAATTTTAGATTTTACTTCATCATTTAAGTTTAAAAAAGATATAGCATTTTCAATTTCATTATTTTTTGATGATGAATAAGTTGCTAAGAATCCAGCACTTTCTGTTAAATTTTTATAATTGTTATTAACTGATCCTAAAATAGAATTAAGTATGGCTAAGCGAGACTGAGTTAACGCATTAGTAGCACCGGGCATAGCAGCATTATAATTAGAAGTAATAAATGTTTCGCTTGCTTGTGCATTTGTTTCAATTGGAATAAACGGAGAAATTATATTAAACGGTGCCTTTGTATTTGTCACTTGACTTAGTGCATTAGCCATTGCAAAGGGTTTACCTAAAGTAAGAATGAAATTATTTTCGCCATCTCCTACCAGGGAAGATGAGGTCATTTTAGTAATATCTTGTTTTTCACTTGTTGCACTTCTTAATATATTTTCATAGCCAGGTACAGCTGGGGTAAATTCTACAACTTTTGCATCCGGTATACTTATATTTTTTGATTTAATTTCTGGTAAGGATTGAGTATAGTTTAAGATACCGTTTACCACTAATCCTATTTCATTAAAAACTTCGTCTTCTAAATTTTTTAATCCATAAACACCCTTTGCTACATTAATAATAGGGGTATCGCCTGGAAATCTTGCTGCCAAATTTCCAAGTAATTGTGAAATAGTACTCATTATCCGTAACTCCTCAATGTCTCTTCAGCAAAATTAATTCTTTTTTGCAATGATGGCGAGGTATACACTCCATTAACTATCGTATTTTCAGGCCTCTCATAATATCTCGAGACAGTATATGCCGCTTCTTTTGCCGTTTTAGCATTTAACAGACGATTATTTGCGCTTCTTTCTTTTCCCCGCAATTCATGCAAAGTAAATGCTAATTGCGTATTAAGGGCTCTATGATCACTACCTTTTTGTCGAGCAAATTCTTTTAAGTCTGTAAGTCTTCCTGCTCGCCATTGAGCCAATCCTTCGGCCTCCATCCCTACATCATCAGGATTATATGCTTTAGGATTTAAAGCCGATTCTGCATAAAAGTTACCAACTATACCGGCAGACTGTGCTGGTGAATAACCGGCGTTAACAAAGTAATTAAATATTTTTTCTGAATTATTATTACCAACTAAATTTTCATCTATTTCGGTATCTGATTGTGTTGTTTGGTTGCCAAGTGGAGATGGTGAACTAGCTGGTGAGCTAATCGGAGAACTTGTTTGGGTTTGAGCCGGCAACGCTGCTTCGGCAGCTGCTTGTATTTCGGAAGGAGATTCTATTGTTAGCACCGGCCCCAATATAAGAGGAATTTGCGATGCTTCTCCATCTAAAAAGAAACCAAATACTTGAGCGCCAGGCAGCATTCTTGGCATATCGCCTAAACCAGAAATACCGCTTGAGTTTGCTGGCATTACACACTGTGCCCATGGCAAATACTCATTCGGAACTTCAGCCGAATTATTAGTATGCAATCCATGAATTCTAACTTTAAATCGGCCAATTTCAAGAGGATCATCGTTATCGACAATTTTCCCAAAAAACCAATTTGCACTTGCTCCACCAAGCTGATCAGATATAGTTTTCAAAATTCCACCGTTTGACTTAGAATGTTTCCGTAAGTGCTTAATTTGCCTAATGTATGATTGACCCTGTACTCTTCATCTGAAAAAGTATGCCGTGTAGCGTATATTAAATATTCGCCGGATCGCTTAGTATCAAAAAGCTGATAATTTTTATTAATATATTCTCTATCATCATTATTTCGCAAAAATTTAATAACAATTTTATTCCCAATTGTTAAATTCACGCCTTTTCGTAAAAAATGTAAACCAGCAATGGTTACTGACATTTGAGGTTTTAAAATCCATTCTCTTAAAGCTTTTCCTATTACTTTTAATTTATGCATTGTTGGGTTAGGCTCTTCATAATAATTTACCCGAAATGGTGAATTTTTTTCAAAATGCATTTGAGACGGTGCAAGTTGAAAAAAATCCGTAGCTGCATGATCACTAATAATTTTATTATTAATTTTTGTTTCATTATCTAACAAAAAAGTTGACTCTGCCTCGGGTAAAATATTTCGAGAAAGTAAATCTTGGTATTTTTCTTTCATTTTAAAATCTATAGGAGTATTTTTTCCGGTAAGTGGATCATAAAAATCCCATTGAGAATTAACTAACCCCTTAATTGCAAAATACAAATGATTTTCACTATTCAAGGTTTCATAACTTGTAATCGCCCTCCCCTGCTCAAAAATATCTTTATTTTGAGTAGCGTCAGTAATCATTGCCTGAGAATACCAATATTCATTCCCAGGGCCTGCATTTTGCGCGGGGGTATTTAATAAATTTTCCAAATCAACAAATCGTATAATATCATCGGCAAGACTCGACCACATATAAAAGGGAGAACCCGTTTCAGTATTACATCTATCTTTTATCCAATTACAAACTTTTAATGCCGGTGTTCCGGGCGCAACAATTTTCATTTTTTCTGCAATAAACGGCTCAGCATTTTTGCCAATTTTTATTTCTCGATTAAGCTCATTATTCATTATTTTTTCAATAATTTTAAATGGTTCATCTTCATAACCACCGTCAATACTATTTATGGACGACAAATATGCATGCTCTTCAACCAAATGTATTGCATGTAGCTCGGTTTCATCATTCGATTTTTTTGAAAGAGTAATTTCACTGATTCTAAACACTTTTGTAATTGCATTTGCGTCTGCATTTTCTGTTGTACTAACTGTAACTGTAACTCTTTCAGTACCAAGTAAATTCATTTCGCTACTAAGATTGCTATTATCCATAAACAATAATGAAGCGGTTAAATATGGCTTATCAATATGTTCAAAAATATCCAATTGCAACGTCATATATGTAATGTCCCAAGCTTCCATTGAGGCCGCAACACCAGTATCAAATCTTTCAGATTGAATTTCTATTTTTTTAAAATAATAATCATGTGGATTTTTTGCCGACATATTAACGGCCCGCCATCGAAGTTTTAAATATAGAATCTACAAATTGAATAGTATCTGGTTTAATCACTTTAATTATTTTTAATTTTTCATTTTCTGTATTAAGACGGTCAAAATGTGTTATTTCTGTTAACAATGCACCTGGGCCGATTGCTGGATCTATATCCACTGTACTATTATTATATTCATAATGATGCGCACTTAAATGTTCTCTTGCAAATGAATCTATTGCAATAGATTTCGTAATACCATTATAAACATATGACAACAATTCTCCTTGAGAAAATGCTTTTTCACCGCCAATAACAAGCTGATTCAAATCTAAATTTCTTTTTATAATTTGCCCAGAAACTCCGGACGTCATACCTCGAATTGTTGTTCCAACGGTTAATTGCTCATTCATTCCAGCTATTAATACATCTCGTATTACTACCGTTGTATTTGGATATATATCTTTAGCTTTTTTTAAAAGCTCTGCATTAGTAAGTGGCCAACCTTGTCGTCTTAAATGATCATTAAGCAAAAAAAACGTCCAATAAAAATTATCATTATTATATAATTTTTGCGAAACATTATCTGGTCTATCACCTTCTAAAATAGTATATTTTATATATGAACCCGCTGCATCTTTTAATTTATCAACCACATCAGTATATGCAGACAAATTTTGTATACTTGATGGAGTAATCTCATCACCAAAATAATATGGAACCCGCGGAAAAGTAGAAAAATATGACATTAGTAACCTCCCAAAATATCGTCTTTAGTGAGTGTGGCTTCTTCCATAAATGTCATAGAAATATCTACTTCCGAAAATTTGCCCCCGTCTAAAAAGGACATGCTGCTAGGATTATATGTTGCACTAAAGCTTTTTAAATGAGATTTTTTAATCTTAGTTGCTAAGCGGTTTTCGCTAGAGCCATATACCAACTTAATATCAAATTTATTTGGGAATCTATATGCGACAGGTAGTCCTGTCGATGCTTCTTTTATAGTCTCTGGATAAAGCTCTGTTCTAAAAAACTTTATAATATTTGTAATCGCATCGCTTTCATCTTGTGTTGTTGGTTGCAATTTAAAAATAAAGCTAAATTCCCGCATATTTACAGATCTAAAAATTGCTCTAGTATTTGGATTTGGAGTAGTTTGTAATGCTGATGTGACAGCGCCAGCAACTCCTTCACTTAAAAATTTGGTAGAGTACCGGGCAATTAACGCCCTCGCCATATCTTGAGAAGCATTACCACTGATAGCAGTAAGCATATCACTTGCTTCTTGTTTACCAGCATCAAATAATGCCGCCAAAGTACTGGCCCCACCCACTGCTCCTAACGCTTTATTAATTCCAGCACCAAATGCCATAAGATCAACTGGACCAATATCTACTCCATCATTAATTTGTAAAGAAGGTGGCATATATAATACTACCTTTTTTCCAACATTGATACTTTGATTTCCATTTGTATTTTGTGACACAGCACTACCGGATTCTTGCGAACCACCAATTCCAAGTTGTGTTATATCTACTTGCCCATCTAAGTTTCGGCCGCGCGGATCACCATTGCTTACGCTAGGTGGATTAGTTACTGAGACTGAAAAAATAATCTTTGCTTTATACTTATCCGTGCGCTCTAGAGGAAACTGTAATTTTTGAGATTCGGCCATTTAATTATCCAATAAATAGAGGTAGAGTCAATGAAAACATCTTACTAGTATTTATTTATATAAAAATGAAAAAAACATATTCGGGCAAATTTGTTCCAAAAAATCCTAATAAATATGGCGGTGATTATACTGCTATAGTGTATCGGTCCTTATGGGAGCGCCATTGCTTCAAATGGTGCGATCAAAATAGTAATGTCAAATCTTGGAGCTCAGAAGAAGTTGTAGTGCCATATTTTTATGATGTTGATAAAAAATATCATAGATATTATGTTGATTTAAAAATAACCTTTGTGGACAACAAAACTTTATTAGTAGAAATTAAACCAGAAAAAGAAACCCACCCACCAAAAAATCCTGGACGTAAAACTAAACAATATTTGCAAGAGGGGCTAACCTATGTTAAGAATGTTAACAAATGGAAAGCTGCAAATAATTATGCTAAAGATAGGGGTTGGAATTTTGTTATTTGGACAGAAAATACATTAAATGAAATGGGTATTATGCCTAAAATGAAACCACTAAAACCTTTGAAACCTATGACAAAAAAGAAAAAAAAGCTATAATTCTTAAGCAAAATTTTCAAAATAAATTTAAAATATTATTATAAATAGTATTATGACAGATATATTTAATAAATTAGAGTTAGAAGCATTCAAAGCCGGGATAACTCCACGAACAAAAGAATCAATTGCGTGGTTTCGCAAAAAAGCGCAGAGCATGCGTAATATAAATCGTTCTGCTCTTTTGAAAGATGAAACCCTCGAATTAGGTAATAAACCTATTGTGGGTAATATGTTTATGTTCTTTTATGATCCTAAAACAAAAGATACTCTTCCATATTATGATTCTTTCCCTTTAACTATTATTGTAGGAAAAGCTCCGGGCGGATTTACTGGGTTAAATTTACATTATCTTCCACCTGTACTTAGAGCCAAAATGCTTGATGGATTAGTAGAAATTACAAATAATTCAAAATATGACGAAACTACTAAATTTAAAGTAAAGTATGATATGCTGCAAAAAGCAACTTCTTTAAAATATTTTAAGCCATGCTTTAAAAGATATTTAACAGCACATACTCGTAGCCGCTTTGCTTATGTGCCACCACCCGAATGGGAAATTGCCACCTTTTTACCGACCGCGGATTTCCAAAAAGCAAGCAAATCTACTGTCTATGCGGAATCACGAAAGGCTATAAGCTAATGACTTTTAGAATAGATGATTTTTTATCTACTATTGGTGGCAGGGGCGGTTTAGCCATGCCCAATCTTTATTCAATTGAACTTCCGGCAATAGCTGGTTCCAATTTAACACTTAATGAAAAAAATATTACGTGTAAGGCTATGAATCTTCCGGGTAGACAAATTGCTACTGCTGAACGATATATTGGTCCTAAAGCAGAAAAAGTTCCATACACATTTATGCAAGATGATATATCTTTATCGTTTAATATTACAAATGATTATGCAATACGAAAATATTTTGATCTTTGGATGAATTTAATTGTTAACCAAACGACCTACGAAATATCATATAAAACAAATTATCAAAAAGATGTTATTTTACGCGCACAACAAAAAACCGAATCTAATGGAATGATAAGCCCTTATAGTGTGCGATTAGAAGGCGCATATCCTACAACAATGAATGCTAATGAATTTAATAATGAAACGACTAACGGACTAGTAGAATTAAATGTCCAATTGTCTTACTATAACTGGAGCCCCTTATAATGGCATTGCCTAAACTGAATGATATCCCAAAATATGAATTAACAATTCCGTCAACTAACCAAACAGTTAAATTTAGACCATATCTTGTAAAAGAAGAAAAAGTTCTAATGTTGGCGTTTGAATCCCAAGATCAAAATGCGGCGTTGAATGCTGTTGTTGATACGTTACGTGCATGCATACAAGAAGATCTTGATATAGATAAATTAAAATTATTTGATATTGAATATATTTTTACAAAAATTAGAGCCAAATCTGTTGGAGAATCAGTAGATATTATTGTAACATGCGTCGAATGCGAACACCAAAATGAAGTAAACATGACTATTGACGATGTAAATGTAACTATACCAGAAATATCAAATAAAATTAATATTACCAAAGATATTTGTGTTGAATTGCAATGGCCAACATATATTAAAACAATTGAAAATTCTTTACTTATGACAACCGAATCCGAAACTATTCAGACAATTGAATTAATGGCGGACTGTTTAGTCTCACTTGAAACAGAAGAAGAAAAAATATTATTTAAAGATGAGACTAGAGAAGAAATTATTAACTTTTTAGGATCTATGACTAGCACACAATTCGATCTTATAAAATCTTATATTGAAAAAATGCCGGTTTTAGAAAAAAAGCATACCCACACATGTGAAAATTGTAAACATACTAGTGAAATACTTATCCGGAATCTTACCGATTTTTTTTAATATGGTCGAGTAATGATTCATTATATAATCATTATAAGACCAACTTTGGGTTAATGCAACATCATAATTATTCTCTACATGAGTTGGAGAATATGATGCCCTGGGAACGAGAAATTTATGTGGCTTTATTAATACAACACTTAGAAGAACAAGCAGAGAAAATTAAGAGGAAAATGTAA